GCCCCCTCAATTCGACTAAAAGGAAAATTCTCACCGCCAACGTTGTCAAACACTTCGATTGTATATCGGTTTAGTGCATAAACTTCATTGCGCAATTTAAACAGCGCATTAATCGGATCAGGATCTGCTTCGGACGAGCCGTATTTAAGTGGATTTACTTCAAATGGATTATTAAGCTCAGTTATTACTAAAAACTCACCATCAGTTGTCATAAAGTAGCCGTCAACCCAAACAACATCTTTTACTACACCCAAATCCCCATCTGTGACCTGCTTTAAAGAACCGTTATACAGGTATAAATGGTCGCCAGAATTAATAGCAAGATAATCAAATGAGTAATCAAAATTGCAATAACCACCTCCCCCAACGTCACCTAATTCCGAGATAGCACCATCGCTCGAAATTTTAACCAATTTAGTTCCGCAAACACGATAGCATTCGCCATTCCAACTAATACCACCACGGTCAATGCCGTCAACATTGGCAAAATCCAGAATACCCTCAGCAGGGCGTAAATATCCATTAGCCAATCCATTTTCTTTAGGCACTGGAATTAAATTACGTGGGTAAGATGTTCGAAAATCTGAACTTTCATTAGTGTAGATTCCGCTTAAGATTGGGATTTGCATGTATCACCCCACTCGATACCATGTGTGTGACAAAGCATCATATTTGAGCTTAAAAAAAGCTGTTGCACCCATGGCGTTAGGCTCTCCGACCAGTGTCGCACCATTGCCATCAAAACTAAGATTGGTAATCTGCTGTGACGATGTGACCAGAATTTCCTGACCATCTTTAACATTAAAGATAGAAGGAAGCTTGATCGTTCCGTTTTGAATCTCAATACTCGGATTCATCACTAAGTATGTGCCTGCATCATTGTTATCAATTTCAATAGTAAAATTGCCATTAGGATTGAATCGTTGGATCGTGGGTTGCTTATATTCAGGCGTTGGCAACTTGTCTAAAAGGAACTCAATCAACTGATCAATTGGTATGGATCGATAATCGGTACAGTTGCCACGGAAGATAATAACCTGATCGCCATCAATGAGCGTATCGGCTTGGTTCGGACGCTTACTCATTAAAGAACTCCGTGTTTTGCTTCGGTGTTAAAACATTGTTGTCTTGCGGGTTGGTAATGAATTTATTGCAAGATTTATGGCCCGCCCCACTTGGTAGCATTGGGTGTAATTTCACTTGCGGTGGATTGGCTACGGTTTTCCGTAACATGTTGTCATACGCTGTACGCGCTGCTATTCGAGTGTCAGGCAACACTTGCTTGCCAACCGATGGCGCAATGCGAATTGCTAGATTGTAGATCATTGCATCTACAACGTAATCAGGTGCATGCGTCTCATCATCAATGTCGCTATCATCGGCATTTACAGGAATCGGAAACCCGATTTGAATGTTCTTTGATGACCATCCTGCAACCATGTTGTCTAACTTTCGTCTTGCGCTTTCGACTTGTTCAGGCTGTAGGTCAAAGACATAAGCAGCCAGACCAATTTCTTCAAACGCTTGTTCTATGATTTGACGCTTAGTCCATGACATTTTTTTAGCCTTCTAAAATTTCAATCAATTTTGCTTTTGAATCACGGACATTAAATGACTTGCCTACTTTTTTTATTTCTTCTCGTAGTTGTTCCGATGTCATATCTGTATAGTGAGTCGGCAAATTTTCAACAGGTTCAACATTGTCACTTGTCGTACCTGAGTAAAAATCACCCTGAATTTCTGCAATACGTGCTTTCATTGCTTCAACATCATTGCGAAAACCGACAAAGTTTTTTTCAATTTCTTTCTTGGCTTTCAATGTTCAAGTAATTCAGTTTTTAAGCTGTCCACTTCTTCAATATTGGCTTTTGCAGATACTTCGCTGATTGATCCGCTGATACGCGTCTCAACAACAGGATCGGGTAATTCGGCAAAGTCCACATAACCCGCTTCACGCTCTTCTAGTTCTTGCTCCAAACCATCAACAACCACCATGTCGTTGCATTCTTTGTCGCCACAATATAAGGCTTTAGGGTATTCGTTTGACATTTTTATTACTCCAGAAATGACAACGCCCCAATTAAGGGGCATTTGTTGTCATGGATTGGTTAAGTTTGATTGAACAGTTGGATGCCTGCAAACTCTGTATTGAGCAAGCCGACACCATAGTCAACATCCCAACGATACTTCACACCAAAGTCATTAATGTTACCTTGACGAGCATAAGTAATGCTGATGCCTTGATCTGTGGTTGCACGCATAACCTGCCAACCGTCTTGCGGATCAACCGCAAAAGAACCAGGAATAAGCACCAATGAATCTTTCACAAAGAATGGATTGATTGCTGCTGTGGCGGTATTCAAAAATGTTAAAGCAGCACCATTCGCAGGAGCAGCAGTCACGTTTTTATACTGTAATTCTGCACGAGTCGGAGAGCTGTCAGCAGCAATTAAAGGCGGGGTGATTGCAATCGTCCCAGTGCCACCTGCACCAGTTACAATGCCTGTTACACGGAAAGTTTTAAGCTGCCCTGTGTCTTGCTTTGTGATGTGATGAACTGAGTTAACGCCTGCGATGGTGAACGCATCCCCCACTTTAAGCGTTCCACTTGTTACAGTCACGTTGATGTTTTGCCATCGGTTGTCGATGTTGGTTGTGTTTCCTGCTGCGTCTTTAACTGACCCAACTGGAACATAACGCTGACCTGCGCCATTAATCGTTACACCTGTTGCTGTTGCTGCGGGTAAACGAATAGTTTGGTCATTTTTGTAGGTATCAAAACCTGCAATATCACCAATGTAGGCTTTTTCATATGCAGTTTGAACTTTGCCGTTAACTGTTTGGCGTTTAGCTAGATCTCCCGCCATGCTGTTGTAATCGCGCGGACTGTAGAATGCAATGCGGTCTTGAACTGGCACACCAATTTCCGTCATTTGAGCATCGATCTGGGCTACATCATCGAATCCCGACGCTTTTGCAGTCACTTTGGATACAACTGAACCTTGCATTGCAGCAGTCATAAATAACGAGTAATTAATATCACTTGCTAATTTTTTCTTAGCTGCTTGACCGTAGCGTTGTAATTGCATTGGATCACGCAAATCTTTTGATGTCATAGAGCCAGGTGCGGATTTATGAATGCCAAGACCTACTGGAACTGATAATTGAGTAATATCACCAAAGTTTGCTGTCTGATCAATACCGTCGTAAGTCACCGCAGCATAAGGCATAGGCAACCATAAGCGGTCAGACTGTCGCTCACTTTGTTGTGCTGTGCCAAGACTTAAATTGTCGGCAGCACGTGAAATAACGAGTAGATCATCAAAGTCTTCTAAAACTTTATCAAAAGCGACTCGTTCTTCTTTCGAGAAGTTGTTAGCCATTATTGGCTCTCCTTATTTTTCAATGATTTTTTATAAGCGATTACTTTTGAACGATTGCCTGTTCGATCCGCTTCTTTTTCCAGTGCTTCAAGTTTTGAATCCACTGCACCTGAAATAGAGGCGGAACCACTTGGTTTTCGCTCTGGATTTGTTTGTGGTTTGCGTGTCTGAACTTTCATTTGGCTGTCAATCTCCGCTGCTGCGAATGCGAATTGGATTGGATCGTTGATTTCTGCAAGCTTCTTGGCTTTTTCAAGGTTTCGTCCCAAGTGATACATGATCAATTCAGGGTTTTTTGCCGCATGAATCAGAATGCCTTGTTGTTGAACGGTAAGCACATCTCGTGCTTCTTTCTCAACGTCTTCAAAGTCTTTCACTTTGGTTTTAATTGAGGCTTTCTTGGATTCGTATGCAGTAAGTTTTTCCTGCCAAGTTTTAGCAGCCTGCTCTTGTTCAGTTTGCTTTTTTCGCTCTTGCTCTTCATGTGAGCGTTTGCGTTCGAACCATTCTGCGAGCTTGGTTTCGTACTCATCAGCATCAAAACCAACAGACTCAAGTGTAGGCTTCTCGCCCAACTCCACCTCTTTTGGTTGTTGACCTTGATTCAACTGTTGCTCAAGTTCACGAATGCGACGTTTATCTTCTTTCGATTGAGCACGCAAATCCTTAACCCACTGTGGTGCGGGCTTCCCTTCAAAACCTGCTTCATCATCTGGTTCCTCGGGTGGCTGCTCATCGCCAAATGTGACAACATACTCATCTTCTTGATTTTGTTCTTGGTTTTCATGACCATCATCTCGATGCCCCTGATCAAACTCTTGACCAGCCTCATGATTCTCCAAGTCTTCATTTTCAAGATCTTCGTTTTGTTGCTCCAATTCTTGCTCAGACATTTTGTTGCTCCTCAGTCATGTTTGGCTGACTGGCTGCCATTTGTTGATTTAACTGCTGAACCATGTCTAACACCGCTTGCTGATCATCTCGATTCATACGAGCAAGTGTTTCCGCTGTTTCAGCTTTTGCTTTTTCTGCATCCACAATCACTTTCACAGTGTCGGCTTTGGCTTTCTGCGCCTTCGCTTGAGCCTCATCCGCTGCTGCTTGTAAGTAGATCGATTGCGGGTCGGGTTGTTGATTTTGTGCTGCTGCCAGCATCTGTTGTTCTTCTTCCTCGGTCGGCTTAACTACACCAAGTTGAACAAGCTTTTTGCGATAATATTCGCGTGTTTCTTCAATGCCCTCACCTTCCATATTCATCATGATCATTGCTGAAATGACAGGCTGATCTTCAGGTGAAACTAAAGGAAGCATAGTGGTGAGTGCGCGGACAGTTGCTGAACGTTTGCTCGATGATGTTGGACCAACATCAACAGCAAGATCAAATGATGCTTTTGTAAGGTCATTCTCAAGCGTCATGCCGTCATCAGTCATCATTGGTCGAGCCAATTCAACGGAATCCACTTCATCTTGACGGCCTACAACTTTCATTGTGCGACCTTCTTCAATGTAGAGTTCACGTGCCATCGACAACCAGATTTCACCAGAACGACGAATCCCTTTCGCCATGTTTGAGATGTAAATGTACGATTGAAGCCCTAATTGGTTTTGAACACTGTCGATTGCTTCGGCACTGATGTTCGCAACAATCTTTTCGCCATTTTCCTGATTACCCAACATGTCCTTGATGTCTTGCTCAGACACTTGAAGCAATGCAGCTAAAGCGGGTGGGACTTGTGGCGGTTTCGTATAAGCTGTTGGCGCTGTTACAAGCGTTTGACCGTTTGCATCTGTAACAGGATTAATCAACAAGTATGGATTATTTGTGATGTTGTCCTCAGCCCACATATGCTCAAAGCCTGCGATTTGCTCAGGCGTAAGAATCGGCTTCTCTGTTGCAGTTTGGGCACTGATCTCTCCCAATCGACTCATGAGCATGTTCTTTAAACGCTGTGCATCTTTGCACAAGCGAACATGGCCCATGCAGCGCTCTACATTGTCAATAAACCAACGCTTGCCATAAACTGGAACAATTGGAATATGTTTGCCTGCAATGTAGCCTTGATCTTCCAAGACTTGCGAACCCGACATGAGATACTTGCGAACTTTGGTTTTCTCTAATGTCTTGATTCGTATTTCTTGCGCACCAGTGGCTTGCAATCGATTCAATAAATCAGGATTTTCTTTTAGATCCTCTGCGCTATGACGTTGCTCAGTACCATCGATTAAGCGAAAGATATGAATCTTCTCTTTCACTTTCTCTTTGACGTAGTATTCAGCGAGATAAACGACATTTGCACCGCACCAGTCGAACTGAGTATTGTTGATCGACTTATCCCACGACGTTGGATCATCTTGATATTCTTCAAGATATGCTTCATACGTCATTGAGCTTAGAACGAAACAAAACTTTGCATCGGCTTTGTCTTGACGCTTTGCATCCAAATCAAAAAACACACAAGAATCAGCATCAAAGATCGGCTCAATACGAATACGCTGTTGCTCGTTCTCGTCATCCTCCTCGTCTTCCTCAACCGCACGTAAGCGCCATGCACCAAAGCCACCGCCCACTGCTTCCTCGAATGCATTGTCTAGTGCCTCATCTGCACCCGAGTCTTGTTCATCTGCACGATATAGGCCGTCACATGTATCCGCTAATTCATCATTTTTGCTGCCATCTTTACTAATGAAATCAACTGAAATGCGGTTATTGCGATACTCATTGATAATTCGGATTACAGCTAAGTGAATCTTGTTGACTTCAAATTTTGGTTTGTTAGCGAATTGATCGCCTAATTTGCCTTCCCATTGCGCCCCTGCGATTGAATAAAAGCGACGATCTTCTAGACACTGCAAACGCTCATCACGCACAGTGCTTTGAATAATGTCGAATCTTTTTAATGCGAGAGAATGAATGTTGGCAAGTCGTTGTTCTTTTGACACAACTTGACCTCACTTGTTGAGTTACCAGTGGTTTTTAATTGGAATTGGATTGACTTTGGGTTTGGTTGTTACAATCATCTTATTAATATTCAAAGCACCTTCGCCGAACGCATCGGAACCATGCGAGGCCCAATCATGGACTGGCGTAGCTTTAAACTGATCTAGCTTGTCGTTAAATTCACGACGATAGTTTTGCAACGCTCGAATGCCGTGTTTGCATTTCTCTGCATCAAACCACGCGTTCTTGAGCATCTGGCGCGTTGCCTCTATTCGATCCTCAACACCAAGTCTTGCACCTTTTGTCATGCGATACCCTAGAGTTGCCATCGTCTGCTCGCGACTTACACCTGAGCTTAAATCACGTGCTGCAATATCGTGCGGTGCAAAGTGCTTGTCGTAGTTGTAGCCGTATTTCTGCTTTTTCTCATCGAGAATGCGAGCGTAATGTGCAAGCGGTTCGTTATTCGCTTCGTAGTAATCAATAACACGGACTTCTTTGCCATAGATTTGAAAAAACCAAATGGCGGTCGGATCCAAAATCCCTAAATCCCACGACGTATAAACTGGTAAGTTTGTATCATGGGGAACTTTGCAGATGCGGTTATCACGCTTGATTTGCTCAAACTCTGATTTATAGATTGCCCCGTCTGCTATTTCCTTCGGTTTGCCCAGATAAATATGCTCATATTCATCATAATCAGTGTCGCGCATTTGTTCGGCCAAGTTAATCAAGTCAGGCGGACAATGCTTATTGTCTGTGTAATTGATCTGAATGACAAGCGTATCATCACGTTCCATAGCAACATACTCAGCCCAGACCGCATCACTTGGCAACTTGGGATTCATCGACATGATGATCATGCAGTTCTTTGTACGAACAACCGTAGGAATCAAAATCTTGAGCGAATAACTCGAAACTGTTTGAGCTTCCTCAATCCATGTGATTGTCGCGCCCTCAAATGATTTAACAGAATCGACCGTATGATTTTGCAGACCAGAAAAGAAAAAATCTGTGCCATTCATGCCGCGTATCTCTGTATCAAGTATTTGATAGAAAGACTCAAGTCTTAATGCAACAATTCGATCAGATAGTAATTGATGGACAGATTGCTTAATTGACTTTTGAATCTCACGACAACATAAAATACGATGCTTCTTTCTGGCACCTTCAATCAATAAAAAATCTGCAATTTCCCAAGACTTACCGCCACCACGCCCCCCATGATAGACGTAGAAAAGCTTATTGTTGGTTAAGTGTGTGTAGAGTGGTTTGAACTTTAAAGGCTTACTTAAATTCATAAGCCCTCCAAAGCTATTCAAATGTGATGTTTAGATTGTGATTGATTGGATTGTCTGGATCGCCTGCGTGAATTACCTTTTCTTTAAACATCCCTAAATGCTTTCCAAGCAACTCTAAGCCTTTCAATGCACCCTGTTCTTTGAATGCATATATTTGGGCAAAGTCACCATCATCTGTTTGTGTAAAGGCTTTCTCCACTGCTTCAGCTTGCATGCAACGATCAACTACCTTTTTAATGTTTTCTAAAACGTAATCCTGAGTAATCTCGGTCCTTTCGGATCGTTTATTTTGTGCTTCTGCAATAGCTTGTGAAACCATAACATTTGATAACAGTCGACTACCCTGCTCTTGAGCTGTCTTTTCACTATACCCCGCTCTAATCGCTGCCTGTGTCGCATTAAGATCTATCAAATACTCTTCGACAAATCTCGCTTGTTTTGCTGTAAGACTTGCCATTTTATTGCCTCATTCTAGAATTCTTACAAGTTCAATTTCTTCTTTTCCGATTTTAGCTAAATAGCTTCTTAACTTTTTCATGGCTTGCTTTTCTGTTTTCGCCATAACTGTAAAAACAGGAATAGTTGTACCTAATTCAATCCAATGATATTTATTCATTCTCTTACCCATATTAAATCCTCTGGCGTTTCCAACCAACACCCCTGCTTATTACAAAACGCATGAATGTCATTTAGATACTCAGTAAATTGCTGAACACTTGCATCAGTCGTGCTTATCAGTTCATTTAGTCCTGCTGCCACTTGGTTATATAACGGATGCTTCTGATCTTTTAATGCTTTCACTGCATTGAATGTATTTCGATACTGACCCACATCATCACGAAAGTAGATCGTTGCTAAGAATTTACGCTTAAAGAATAAATGCTCATTATCTTTATCTGTACCTTGATGCTTCGCCCATTGACTGAGCCATTTCCAGTAGAGTTTGTTTTGAGCTTTTGATCTATCTTTGGTGTCTTCTTGAATATGCACAACAAGTGGCTTACCTTCGCCTGCTGCCTTCCCGTGATTTAAATTAAGATAATTGGCGACTCTAGCAACATCATAGTGATTCTGGATTTTGTAGACGACTGGTTCCATCAAAATACCTCATTGTTGTACCCAATGCTTAACATCCGTTCAGTCTTTTCTAGCATCTTTGCGAACCACTCAACCGACTGCGAACGATTCATCTTTTGAAATTGGTCGTATTCCACATGATGATTCCTACAAAGTGGAATTGTTTTAGAGTCACAGGCTTTCAATCCCATGCCTTTACCGTGACTTGACTGATTACTATGGGCTGCGTCCACTGGCGATCTACCGCATACCACACAAGGCAGCTTTCTAATTGCTGCTAGTCTTTTATGGTCTCGCATAGCGTTTGATATTGTGTTGAATGTTATTGATCTGCTTGTCTATATCGTGAATACGATGCTGACATGCTTGTTTGAACTGAAACGTTGAATTGAGATGATTAAGACTTTCTAGTTTCTCTTTGTCTTGATGCAATGATTCAAGATTCTTCTTTGCTTCGATTAAGTCCATACAATCACCAATTACACCAAACCAAATAAGCTGCAAATAACATCACAGCCAAATAAAACACCGTTTTGATTACGTTCTTAAACT